TCGAACGCACCGCCCGCGGCGCGGTCGATGACGTGCTGACCACCACCGAAATCATGCGCGTCATGCAGCCCCAGATCATGCGGTTGCAGAGCGACGTCGAACAACTGAAAGATGCGTCATGACCGGCGACTTCCGCGCCGCCCTCAAATCCCTCGGCCTGACCGGCCGGGGGTTTGCCCTGCTGACCGGGGTGCACGAGGAAACAGTGTCGGGCTGGGGCCGAACCAGATCAGGGCGCGGCGTCCAGGAGGTGCCGCTTTGGGCGTGGCTGCTGCTCGATGCCTGGACGGCGCACCCTGAAACGCTGGATGCAGCGCGCGCCAGCGAGACAAGGGCGCAAACATCCCGCGCGGCACAGGATTGTCACTCCCGCCCCCGTTCTGACCAACCGGCCCAGGAGACCCCATGAGTGACTATGAAACCGACTTCCTGACCTGGTCCGAGCGCCAAGCCGGCTTGCTTCGACGCCGGGCCGCGGGCGAACTGGTCAATGAGGCCGAGATAGACTGGCAGAACATCGCGGAGGAAATCGAAGCCGTGGCAGGCAACACACGCCGCGAACTGCGCAACCGCTTGGCAAGACTGCTGCAGCACCTGCTCAAATGGCACTTTCAGCCCGAGCACCGCAGCCGCAGTTGGCGATCGACGGTCCGAACACAGCGCCAGGAGATCGAGGATCTGCTGGTGGATAATCCTTCGCTCCGGAGCAAATTGCCGGAGCTGTTCCTCGTCGCCTATCAACGCGCTCGGACCGATGCGCTGGATGAAACCGGGCTGCTCGATCTGCCCCAGGCCGCGCCGTTCACCATCGACCAGGCGCTGAGCGATCCGCTGTCCGACGCCTGAGCATAAAATGCTACAGACTTTCATGGACAATGCCGTCTCTTGTCCTTATATTGCGGACATAGCCGAGGGAATTGTCCCCGGCTGATTGAGGGCCAGCCCCAATGAGCGACACCACCGAAGCCACCCTTCGCGAGCAGGAAGCGCGCATCCGCGTGATGCAAAACCACGCCATGCTGAAACTTCTCGACAGCATCAAGCGCGACCAGGATATCCGTTTCGCACCCTACACCTTGATCGCCACCGGCGTCGGCACGGCCGCCGCCCTGTTCGGCGCGGCGATTGCCCTGCTGAAATGGGTGGGATAACGGCGCGCGGAGGGGGCATGACCCCCTGCCAGCTTCGCGATGCGCTGGCGGCGCTGCGGTGGTCGCAGAGGGGGCTGGCCGAAGCCCTTGGATGTGACGACCGCCTTGTGCGACGCTGGGCAAGCGGTGACGCTGTCATGCCGCCCGATATCGCCCTGTGGCTCGGACATCTCTCGCAGTTCCACCGCTCGAATCCCCCGCCGGAAACCTGGCGCACGCGCCGGCTGCAGCGATGAAAACCCACGCCCTCATCACCGCCCGCGTTCCCGCCCCGAGATTTCGGGGATCAGCCCACCCCAGCGCAGTAGCGCCGGCAGCGTCAGCGCCAGCGCCCAGCGCAGGCCCTCGCCGTAGAACCGGCCAACCCGCGCCGCCAGAATCTCGAGCTCGCCCGACCGCGCCAGCGCGATCAGGACGCCGCCGGGCTCTCGCCCACTGGCGCCAAAGCCGCGGCGCGGCGAGCCGCCCGCCAGGACTCCAAAGGGTCGGGGGCCGGCGCGCCCGCGAACTCCTCGGTGTATTCGGAAATCTGCTGGATCAGCCAGGACGGCTGCTTCTTCAGCACCTCGTACGGCACGTGTTCGGCCGAGGCCGCCTCGATCAGCCGCAACGTCACGTCCACACCCGACGCGCCGCGCACCGCCGTTGCCTTCAGGATGTCCCCGGCCGTCGGCGCCGACATCGTCACCGTCGAATAAGACAGCCCGCCCTCGGTCGCCGGCTTCGGCAGCGTCCAGGTCACCGGCTCAGGCACGGGCGTCCAGTCCACGCTCATGACGGGCCTCCGATTTCCTGGATCGTTCCGGCCACGCCCTCAAACCGGAAGTCGAATCCGGCATCCGCGCCGGACACGCCCGGGCGGCCGACATACCAGAGATTGTGCCCGACGATCTGCTTGCCGTTCGCCAACAGCACCACCACCGTCGCGTTGGTCAGCGTGGTGAACCCGGTCACATTGACCGCGGCTGAATCGCGGAACTTGCCCGAGATGTAAGGCGCGACCGGCTTCTGCGCATAACCGTCCACCCCGGACAGGCTGGTCATCGTTTCGTTTTCCGCGACCGCCGGGTCCCAGGTGAATTCGATCACCGGCAACGCGCTGCCGTTGACGCTGAATGCGGTTAGCCCGGCAAGCCGCCGGTTGGTCGGCGTGCTGGGCGCCAAAGTCCCTGACATGGATTAGCCTTTATGTGGACTGCTGAAATTGAACCAGGATGCCGACGTTGATGACCTGATCGGAGAAGTCGATCGGCAGATACATCAGGACCTGGCCCTTGGTGCCTGTCGTCGCATAGGCATTCGACGCGAACTTCTGCACGTTCTGCACGATGAAGATGCTCGCCAGATACGCATAGACCGCAACGACCGAACCCAGCATCGCGTTCGGCGTCGTCGCCGGCGATCCGGGGCCGATCGGCGTCCCGTTGCTCACCAGGATTTTGCCCGGAACGATGAACTGGCTGGTGATCTGCGCCGAAATATACCGCGCCGCATACATCGCCTGGAACATGAGGTTCGTGTTCAGGTACGAATTGTCCGGCTGCCCGGATGCGTTCGACTGATAGGTGGTGATCGAGCGGTCGATCTGGCACCGATTCGCGGCGTTCACCGTGAACGTGCTGATCCCGTCGAACAGCAGCGTGTTGCGCTCACCAGGATCAAGCTGCGAGGCGATCGGCGGCGCCAGCAGATTGAGCGACTGCGTCGATACGCCTTGCGCCGGATTGACCCGCAGCCGGATCACATGCGCCGCGCACCAGTCTGCCGCCTCCAGCCAGGCCGGGGTCGGGCTGTCGTAGAACCCCAGGATGCTCGCATGTTGGTCGTTACGCCCGGTGCCGAACGTCGTCTGGTTGGAGAAGGTGCCGCGATAGGCCGCGAAGACATGCCCGTACAGCATGTTTTCCGCCGCCCAGCGGCCCGACGAGTCGGACAGGAACGTCTGCAACGCATTCAGGCTGGTCGTGTCGGTGTAGGGCAGCGCGATATAGTCGAAAAGCTGGACGCCGAGATTGGCCAGCAGCGTGGTCAGGATCGGATTGACGGTGCCGCCCGAGAACGGCGTGATCGTGCAGCCCACCCCCGGCGGCATGGTCTCGCCATTCTGCGCGCCGTAATAAGCGAACCTGATGTCGATGTCGTTCAGCGCGAGGCCCTTGTGCAGCGCGGTCAGATCGACCTGATACGCGTGCGTCCCGTCCACCGCGGCCGAACACACAATGCCCGAGGCAGCGGCGATCGCGGCGGCGACGTTAGTGGCAATCGTCGTTGCCGTGTCGCCCTGGTTCACCGCCACCGGGACCGACACCCCCATCAGATACATCGGCAACGTCCAGGCCGCGGTCGCAGGGCCGGTGAAACTCAGGTTCCCCGTCGCCGCGACGCCGCCGCTGGCGTCGGCCAGCGGGCCGAGCCACACCTCGCCGAACGGGTCCATCGCACGATACGCGGTATACATCAGCGCCAGCATCGAATTGACGCCGCACAACAGGTTCACCTGCGCCTGGCTGTACGCCTGCACCGCAATGTTCGGCGTCGCGGTGCCCGACCCGAGGATCTGGCCGATCAGCAGCGCACGCTGATTCTGCGTCGCGGTATTGGCCTGGCTGGCGTCAAACTCGGCATTGACGCCCGAGGGCCGCCAAGTCAACGACGGGAAATACTTGAAGGCAAGCGATCCGCTCATGTGCGCACCTCATCAGGCGCCGCTTCGAACGGTTCGGCGGCGATCACATCGCCGTCGCGCAGACGCCGGTTCCAGAACTGTGTTTCGGGTACGTCCGCGCCGGAATCCGGCAAAAGCCGGCCGTTCGGCGCGCGCACCGCAAGCGGGCGGTCGCGGTCATCCTGCCGCGAACCGGGTTTGACGAACATGATGAACTCCTGAATGGAAAGTGCCGCCGGCAATCCCGCATTGCCTCAGCGTGCGTTTTTGCGCGAATGGGCTCGCGGCGCCGGCGCTACTAATCCGCCGAAGCGGTGTAAGTCATGTTGAGAACCGTCGCGCCGCTTGCGGTCACCGTCCCGGACCCATAGATGCCGGATGAATCAGCGGCGAGCGTGGGCGAGGTCACATTGCTGCTTGAATTGACCAACAGAGTGACCGCCGGCACCCACCGCATCGGCGTCGCATAGGACGATATCGCCAGCACACTGGAAGCGGCGACGCCGTAGCCGCCCCAGTACACCTGCCCCGTCTGGTAATACCGCTGGCACTGGCTCAGTTCGGAGCCGATGTTGCGCGCCTCAAGCGCGGTCGGCGTCGTTCCCACCTCCAACTGAATGCCCCACAGCGTGAACGTCCCCGACTGCACCCCAACACCAAGCGAGGCAGAATCGATGCTGCCCGACGACAGAGTGAACGCCAGTTGCGTCGAAGAATCGCCGTTCGTCCCCAGCGTCTTGCCCGACGTGCTGGCCAGCGTAAACGTTCCGCTGTAGCGCGCCCAGTTCGTGCCGATGGAGAACGTTGTGGGTGAGGTCGCGGTCCCGGCGCTTGGCGAGCCGCCACTGCCGAAAAACTGCGCCAGATAGACCCCCAGGCTCAGCGCGGCGCTGGCCTTGGCATAGAACGATACAGTAACGGTTCTGTTGGCAAGCCGCCGGACGTCCTCCATCCGCTGCAGTATCTCACTGTAGGAGGATGAACCCGAATTGCCAGCCACCACGATTTGCAGTGCGCTCTCTGCATATTCGTCGCCGATGGCAGCGCGGTCGGCATCAGCCAGCGTAACGACACTGATGCTGTCGGTG